ATGGCAGACACCAAGCCCAGCGAACACGGCAAGCAGGAAGGCATCGAAGAGAGCCAGCAGGACCGCAAGCAGGATGAAACCGCCAAGCAGCGGCCGGGGCAGACCGATCAAGCGATCCACGATGCAGGCACGCGCCGGCCGGAGCGCAAGGACACTCCCGAGGGCGCGTGAGCAACTGCGCGAAGGCTGTGAAAACAAGAACGCCCCGGGAAGCTGATTCCCGGGGCGTTCTGTTGAATAGTGGTGGAGCCAAGGGGAATCCCGTTTAGCCTGTAAACCCTTGTGCCATTAGGTCGGGGCCACCCCTTAGATGGCGGATGCCCCCACATATGCCCCCGCTTCATGCGGCTTTCGGCAAACCGTCCTCATTGACCTGACGGGCATCCATTTTCGCCTGAATCCATCTGTCGATCTCGTCCTCCGACCAGGCGACGCAGTTGCCCCCGAGGTCGATTTGCGCAGGAAACTCCTTTTTCCGGATCCGGTCGTAGATGGTGTTCTTGGACAGCCCGGTCTTGGTGATGACGTCTTTCAGGCGCAGCAGGTTGGGGGCTCGGCGTTCGGCGGTGCTGGTCATCTGGTCTCCTTCGCCGCGGCGTGCGGCTGATTCGTTTCGGTAAATGGCGGTCACGCTGCGTTGCCAGCGGCCAGGCCGGGCAGCCGCATCTGCACCACGTTGTCGACGATGGCCGGCTCAGGCGTCCGGCGCGCGCGCGCGGGGCGGTTGACCTGCCTCCATTCCGCGAGCGCGGCGTCCGGCTCGGCATGCTTCCGGGTATGCCGGCACCGGCACTCGACGAAGTGGCCGCCGCCGGCGGCGATGCTGCGCAGGTCGTGGATGTGGCGCGCGCTGTGACCGGCGGCGCAGTCCGGCAGCGGCTCGGGGTGGCTGATGTGTCGCTGGGTCATCGGTTGCCTCCAGTGTGGGCCCGCTGGGAGGGGGGTAAGATCTGTGCGAGGGCGGTGGCCGCCTGAGTCGGAGCACGGATATGGTCGAGTACGAAGACATTCGGAGCAGAGAGGCGCAGCTGTATGTTCTTGGCCGGAGGTTTGGAGCCACGATTTGGCTCAACTCGGCCGAGGACGTCGAGGTACGAGGCTTGACCCTGGAAACCGGGGAGGTTTTGCCCGGTTTGCCCGATCATTTCCCGAGCCAAGAAGCCGCGCTTGAAGCCGCCCGCGACGCTGTCAGCGTGTGGCTGGACCAGCAGGGATAAGGTCATAGTCATCGGGCGAACAGCTCCGGTTGGATAGGAAGTGCCGGCGGCGCCGGCCGGGGAAGGGCCGCAGCGCGGCGGCGGGCGGACTGGGCCATGCGAAACATGGACCAGAAGCCGTGGCGTACCGGCCTCCGGGCGCGGGCCTCGCCGATCAGCACGCGCGCTGTGTGCAGGGCCTGGGTGATCGTGTCCATCAGGCCACCTTCCGCAATGCAGCCTGAGCTGCCGCATCAATACGGGTTCCGATCCACCTGATCACCGGGACGGCGAAGCTATTTCCCAGCATCCGGTAGCGCGGGCCGTCATTCAGGAGGGCGCCGTTCTGATCTGGCACCAGCGTCCAGTTGTCAGGAGCCCCAAAAAGACGCTCGACTTCTAACGGAGTGGGGTTGCTGACGCCGCCTGGTCTCGCAATAGCGAAGCCATTTCGGACCCACTGATTACATTGCCGCTTGCGCCAAATCCCGCAATCGATCGTTGGGTAAGGTCGGGGACGCGCCGGAGGATGCCGTCGCATGCTTTCGGGCTCAAGAAGTACCGGCGGGCGATCGGACCAGTTTCCAGTATCGAGGACAGAGAACACGCGACGGCGCCGCTGCGCCACTCCGAACCACTGCGCGTCAAGCACGGACCATTCGACGAGACCGTTGTCACCCAGCGCAACGCCTTCGCATCCCCATCCGTCGCGGGGGACAGGCACGACGGATCCTGCCATTGCGCCAACCACGACAGCAAAGTCTCGTCCCTGGTTGCTGCTGAAGGCGCCTGGCACGTTCTCCCAGACGAGGAAACGTGCCCCGCAAAGATGTCGAGCTGCATTGAAAATCCTCATTTGTTCGTGAAACAGGCCCGATCTGGCGTCGTCTAGCCCTGCACGGCGGCCAGCGACAGAGAGGCCCTGACAGGGACTTCCGCCGATCACCACGTCGATGCCACCGAGCACGGCTATCTGCTCATCTGTGATTTCGGTGACGCTGCCAAGGTTCGGCACGTCGGGCAGGCGGTGACGGAGCAAGGCGCACGCTGCGGGTTCGATCTCGGCCACGGCAACGCATTCCCAGCCGAGTGGTGCCCAAGCCAGGTGCGCGGCTTCCATGCCCGAGAAGAGCGATAGGTATCGCATCAGGTGTCCTCCCGCAGCCTGGTGCGCAGGTCACGCGGCGGCTGGACGGTAGCCAAGGTGACAGATACTGAGCAAGCCTTTGAAGGCATGGCAGAATGCGGCCCAATCGAGTTAGGGGTTGGGGAATGGAATTTCTGAACACCGTGGGCGCCTGCTGGTGGCCCGATCAGGGATGTGCACCGCGATGGGAAGCCTGGGCAGTCGCCGTTGCTGTTTTTGCAGGTGTGGGCAGTTGGCTCGCTGCCGTAGCAACTTACTGGGCGGTCATTTTCCCGTTGCAGCGTCGCCAGCAGGAGAACTTGGCAGTTGCCACGGCTGTGGTTGACAACTTCGCGGCCGAGCTCATTGACTTGCGATATGCACTCGGGCCGGTCGGGTTTATTCTTCCAACGGTGAGGCCCACGAGTGAGCCAAGTCAGGCCAAACAGACTGTTCAGGGAATGGCGCGACACTCCATTGCGGTCCCCGAGCTGATAGCGACTCCAGAAACTTTGGAGTTGGTCTTGTCCCTCAATAGTCTGCGACGAGCATTGAAAAAGTGGGACAAGTCGGTAGCCACGTTCGATATCTCGCCTGAACCCGACATTGAAGCTCCGTTTGCTGAGTACGTTGTCGACGAGCTCAAGTCGGATTTTCGCTCTGTGATGAACGAGATACGTGCCGTGGCAGAGTTGATTAAGGGCGTCGTCCCCGCCTACAGATCGGAACTTGACCTGATAACGCGATCGGGCGATGGCTTTCTTCCATTGCCTCCAGCGCCAGATGTTCTTTAGGGTCGACACCTCATCGTTGGTGTGAGTCATGGCTGGCTTCCCTTCTCGTGGTCTCTGATACGGTCGATGAGGTAGGTGGTTTCTTTTCGCCATTTGGCGCGGTCGAACGGGTTGAGGTACTTGGTCAAGTACAGGAGCTTTTCGAGCGGCTCGATCAGCCAGGTGATGCGGAAGGGCATGGCGGAGCGGTGGTCGCGGAGCGGGGCGTGCGGCCGGCAGTCCGGCCCTGCGAGCCACTCGGTTTCGTCGCAGTCCAGGCACCTGCCGTCACCGTTACTTCCGGGCGGCCAGCGGTGCTGCTGCTTTCCGACCGGCGGGTGCAGGTAGAGCGCGCGGATCACCAGGTTGCGGTGGCGCGGGTGTGTCACGTCGCCCGGCTCGGCCTCTTCCCATGGATCGTTGCTGCCGCGGCGCCGGCACTCGTAGCGGACCGGCTTCTGCATCCCGTACAGCTGCTCCATGAGGGCCTTTGCCCAAGCGGCTGCGACCTCCGCCGGCACCGGCTCGCCGGCGGCGCCTGCGCGCCGCATGGCGCGGACTGTGGCGGCTACGGTCGGATCAGCCATCGCGGCCGCGCCTCCACGCCTCGGGCACCTGGGTGCCGCAGAGCAGGGCGCCCATGAGCAGGTAGACGCCGGTGTCTTCGATGCCGACCCAGGCCATGGCGAAGGCAACGGCCGCGAGCAGGGCGCCCAGCAGCACCAGCCCGCCGGCACGCCAGTGGCGGATCAGCCCGCGCATCGGATCTGCTCCATCAGGGCGGCGAAGTGCTCTTCCTGGCGGCGCTGCAGCCAAGCGGTGGCCAGCAGGGCGCCAGCGGCAAAGCCGACGATCAGGCCGAAGGCGAAGTCGATCCCGCTCATGCGACACCCGGGGTGTGGTTGCGTGCGCCGTGCGCCAGGTCGCGGGTCATGTCGGCGACGGCGCGGGCAGCGCTCTTGTGGCCATCCAGTACCTCGCGACGGGCGAGGGCGGCAGCGCGGGCGATGTGGTGCGGTCGGTAGCCCATGCGCTTGGCGGCGATCGCCACGGCCAGGCCGGCGCCGTTGGCGCGCTGGGCGGTGTTGGTGGGGAACTGGAGGATGACGGCGCTCATGCTGAGATACTCCGGTCGTCGTAGGCCTTGATCGCAAATGCGATTGCGTAGAGGCGCCAGATGAAGTGGAACGTGTAGTCCTGCAGGCTGCGCGCGTACTCCCAGGCGGCCGTGAATCGGAAGCTGGCGTAAGCCGTGTCGCTATCCGGTTTGAACCTGTCCATCGCTCGGATTGCCGATTCCACGTCATCGCTGTCGAGGTAGAGCACTTCCGACTGCATGTCGTCCCAAAGCTCTGCCGCCCACTCGGGAGCCTGGGCCTCGTCTCCTTCTTCCACGTCCTCGACGTGCTCGGCGACGAACTCGTCGAACCGCTCCTTCACCAGAGCGTCGAACAGCTCCGAGCTGAATTCCTTCTTTTCACCATCGTTGGCCACGCACTTTTCGGCCCAGTAGCCTGCGTTGATATAGAGCGTGTCTGGCTCGGCGTGGTTGCGGCTGTCCCGGAAGAACTCAAACATGTCCGGCAGACGAGTGAATATCGCAGCGCCCATGTCGCCGCTGATCGCGAGGTGGCCTGGCCAGGTCACGATGTCGAAGCCGTAGCAGCTGGTCCCCGGCCTGCGGAATCGAAGGTGGCGATGCAGCCCGTCGTCCTTGATCAGCTCCAGCTGATGAGAAGCCGTGTCGTTCTGAAAGCGCGCCAGCACTTCGGCTTGGATGTCGCTTCGCGTACTCATGCCTGCGCCTCGACCAGGTCGGCGTTGCCGAGCTGCAGGGGGCCGATGCGCATGCCGGTGCGGATGTGGTTGGCGCGCAGTTCGAGCGCGGCGCTGGAGCCCTTCATGGCGAGCTCGGCCCATTCGACAGGCGAGAGGTTGATCTCGACGGTGCCGAAGGAGATGGCGACGGTATCGGTGGCGTGCACGGCTTTGACCGTGACGGGACCGGAAGCGGTGAAGGCAGCGAAAGCCATGGAAGTCTCCGAGCCCCGGCCCGGATGGGCTGTTACTGGGGCGACCGCCTTAGATTAGGAGTCGCTAATTCGCATGTCAATAGGAGAGGCTAACACCTGCGCATGCTGCCCTAGCCTGGCTACGACCACCCTGAACGAACTAGGGTTGTCCGAGCCATCTCCAAGAACTTGCTCCGCGACTATGCGTCTAAGGAGGTGCGGGTGGCCTTGGCACAGTTGTAGCTACCGACCAGGCAAGACCTTGACGCAGGGTTACGTTGCCCCTAGGCATCTTGGCTATACTGTTACGCATAGCGGTCCGGCTATAGCGCCCCCATGCTTCAGCCCTAAGCTTGATTGGAGACAATTCATGTCTAAGCACGAGAAGAATTTGGACGCCTTTTTTAGAGGCGCGGTTTCGGCGTTCGCTTTGTTCCCAACCGAATGCAGGCATTCGCGCAGAGATGAGATTGCTGCAGATGCTGACGCGGACGTTGTGCTAGAGCGAGCATGGAGCGATGTGAACAACGGACTGGACTGGGCCTTCGAGCAATATGACGCCACCAAAAAAGCGCAAAGCCGCACAAAGCCAAACGAGTGCTTCCACGAGTGCACTGACTCGTAACAGCCCTCTTTCAGGTCTTTCGAAAGAACGCCTTGAGCAGGTGATCGCGGCAGAGTTAGTGAGTCACCCTGATCTGCTTAAAGCGCCTTCTATTCAGAGGGTGGTAGTTCAGTCGCATGTCTATAAAGGTCCTGCGCCTCACGAAAAGCAGTTCGCCGAGTACGAGAAGGCTGTACCAGGGGCTGGCATGGAGCTTCTCGCTCTTTCTCGCATCTCTGTGGAAGGCCAAGTGAAATTCAATCACGACAGGTTGGCGGGCGATCTAGGCGAGGCGGCCCGTGGCCAATGGATGGCGTTCGTTATCGCGATGACCGCTATCGTTGGTGGCCTTGTCCTTGGCCTGAATGGCTATCCATGGCCCGGTACGCTGTTCGGTACTGGCGGCTTGGCCGCCATCGTTTACCTCTTCATCCAAGGTAAAAACAGGCAGTAGCGCGTCGGAGGATGCATAAAAAAGCCCCAGTAAACGGGGCTTTTTTTATGCGGTGGTGGGCTAACAGACTCAGAAACGGCGTAGTCCTGCGTGGATCAGTGCCTTTCCCAAAATGCTCACTTCGCCTTCGTCAGACCGGTATGTGGGGAAGTCTGGGTTGATGCTTACGACGTACATGCCGTCACCACGCCTCTGCAGCATCTTGATCTGGGTCTCGCCGCCTATGTTGATCAGGTAGTAGTCGTCGCCGTCAAAGTAGTTGCAGCTCGTGTCGATCCAGATGATGTCCCCATCTTCGAGCTTGGGCTTCATAGAGGGTCCACGGCCGGTGATCAGTTGGATCCGACCAGGTTTTGGCAGGTATCCCAGCTTCCGGCGAACCTCCCACTCGGCCACCTCGATCGTCTGCACCACCTCGGGGTAGTCCTGGTTCACCAATCCTGCACCCATCCCTGCGCCCCCTTCGAAAACGTCGAAGCGAACATAGCCCGGGCGGGTCTCAGTCTCTAAGACTGGTGAGACCTGGTAGTCGGCAGCTTGTTCGGCGACATGGAAGCCCCGAACGGAAGAGCCTTTGCCTGTGGCCAACCAGTCCTCGTCTACTGACAGGGCTCTGGCTGCCGCGAGAAGGTTTTCGCCCCGAAGGAACTTTGCTTTCCCAGTGAACCATCCGTTCACGCTGGGCGCGCTGATCCCAACGCGCCGGGCCAGTTCGGCCTTGGTGATTCCGGCGTTCGCGATCGCGACGGTCAATCTTTCGGCGAGAGTGCTCATTAGGCAAGGCTAACGTTTGTTGGATTAGGACTGGCTATTGACTTCAAAATTAGCTAGTCCTAATCTTTGTTGCATGGACAAGCCGACAGACTCCGAGATCATCGACCGCCTCGGCGGAACTACAGAAGTTGCGCGCATCTGCCAGATCAAGCCGCCGTCCGTTAGCGAATGGCGCTCCAGCGGCATCCCGTCGGCGCGCCGGCAGTTCTTGGCCTTGCTGCGTCCGGAGGCCTTCGAAGCCATGCCGATCAAGTCTGTTCGGCAGACGGTCGCGGCCCTCGTCGATACCCGGATGAGCAAGCGCGCGCTGCGGGCGAAGCTGGGCCTCAAGACCGACGCGCATCTGGCCAAAGTGCTGCGGTTGCCAACGGCTGAGGTTGAGGCGTGGCCGGAAGAGCTGAGCGTTCCTGCCTTGCCGCAGGTGCTGCAGTTGCTCGGTGTGCAGGAGCAGCAGCCGGCCGCCTCGGCGCCGGACGACCCGGACGCCGACCGTATCGACCTCGGCGTCCACGCCGCCTGATTGGCCGTCCCTGGCCACCGTCCCTGAATTGAATTCATCCATGGCGCTGATCGTGCGCCAGGCGGGCTCGGCCCGAAACCTTGAAACACCCGTCTTCCCAAGGTGAACCATGACCTGCCGTACTTCCTCGATTAACTGGCTCGACTGCCTCTACAACGCCGTGCGCAAGACGCCAGGCGGTGTCATCGAGGCTGCCAAATGGCTGACCGACCGCCGCGGCAAGTCCATGCACCCGGAGACGTTGCGTTCGAAGCTCAACGGCACCGAGGGTGAGTCGGTGACGATCGAGATCGCTGAGCTGCTGACCGAGTGGATGCAGGAGAAGGCCGGCGGCAGTGAGTACGCACTGGAGTGGATGCAGGCGCTTGCCGGCCAGTTCGGCATGGCCGTTGACCTGGTGCCGCCGGCGCCGGAAGGCGGCTGGCCCGACGAGATCGCCGCGGTGCAGCTGAAGCTGTTGGAGATCACCACGCGAGTCGGCCGCCTCACCGGCACCGCCGTTGATGCGATTGGTGATCGGCATATCGACAGCGACGAAGCCGCGCTGATGGTGAGCGAGGCTCGCGCGCTGCGCACGATGGCCCACCGCCTGGAGCGCAATGTGGCGCGCGCTGCGGCGAAGGGGAGGGCGTCCCGATGAATCATCCGGCCCGTGCATGCGACCCCGGCACCAGCCACGAAGCTGCTCGCCACATCGTTGCGAGCGGTGTGCAGCTCGATCAGCAGGCTGTTGCCCTTACCGCGGTCAAGCAAGCGCCTGGGCTCACCAGCAACGAGCTAGCCCAGCGGACCGTGCTCGATCGCTACATGCTCGCCCGCCGCCTCCCCGAGCTGGAGGAAGCCGGGCTGGTGTGGCGCGGCCCTAAGAAGCCGTGCGAGGTCAGTGGCCGTAGCGCATGCACCTGGTGGCCGGTAGCCCTCGGCCAGAACTTCGTGCTGGCGGTCTGACATGAGCTTCGAAGCATTCGCATGGGCGGCCAGGCAGCGCGTCACCAGCACTCAGAAGCTGGTGCTGCTCATGCTGGCCGAGCGCCACAACAAGGATACGGGGCAGTGCAGGCCGAGCCACGACACGCTTGCGGACGACTGCGGGTTGTCGCGGCGTTCGGTGATCGACCAGATCAGCAAGCTCGCCGAGGCCGGCTACATCAGCGTCCTGCCGCGCGCAAAGTACAACCGTCGGCTGCCGAATCAATACCGTCTGAACTTCCACTTTGGCATCCAGGCTGAGCCGAAGGTCCCCGAGCACGATCCGTATCTGGTGGTGAATGACGTTCACCACCCGGTAGTGAACGAGGTGCACGGGGTGGTGAATGACGTTCACGGGGGTGGTGAACGACGTGCACAGGAACCAGGAAGAGAACCAGGAAGAGAACCTAAGAGCAGAAAGAAGCGCGCAAGCGCGCCGTCCGCCCACCCGGCGGATCTGGATTTCTCGACCTGGCCCACACCGCCGTCCCCCCAAGTCCTTGCCGACTGGCTGCAGCTTCGCCGCCAGCGCCGCGCCCCTGTAACCCCGACCGTGCTCGCCAGCTTCGGCCGCGAGCTGCATCTGGCCGAGGCCTTGGGCTTCACCGTTGATGACTGCCTCCGCAAGTGCTGCAACCGCAGCTGGCAGGGCTTCGAAGCTGCCTGGCTCGAACGCGAGCTGACCACTACCAATCGTCCCACTGGAGGCACCCATGCAATCCGTCGCGAATCTCCTGCCGAACGCGTCATGCGCCATGCCCTCGACGGCGAGCGCGCCGATGCCGAGCGCGGCCCTGTCATCGACGGTGACGCGCACCCTATGGGTCCGCATGGCTGAGATCTACGGCCCGAAGTGGACGGCCGGCTATGGCGACAACCCCAATACGGGCGCGGCGCTGACCTGGGCCAAGGGCTTGGCTGGGCTGACTGGCGAGCAGCTGGCCGCTGGCATAGGTGGCTGCATCACCTGCGCGGATCCCTGGCCACCGACGCTCCCTGAATTTCGCCTGCGCTGCCTGGGCGTGCCGGCCTTCGCTGCGGTGCGCGCCGATGCTGGCAAGCGGGACGGCTTCACCCGGCTGGTCTGGCAGTACCTCGATGGTCACCGCTACCGGCTGGCGAGCTCGGACATGGCCGACCGCCTGTTGCGAGAAGCGTACGACCAAGCCCGCGAGCACGTGATGCGGGGCGGGGCATTGCCGGAGGCGCCGGCGGCCGAGATTGAGCACGAGGTCCGCGCACAGGTTCCGGCCAGCCGTGAGCAGGTGCAGCAGCACATGGCCGAGATCGCCCGGGAGCTGAACATGGCTGCCGCCGCGGAGGCTGCCTGATGCGCGCGCTGCGGACCCAGCTGGACATCTTCGAACACGACCCCGCGCGGCTGGCCAAGGCCAACCGTGTGGCGGCCGAGACGGCGCTGATCGACGTGCAGTTCACCGCAACCGAGCGCCAGGAGCGCCACGACTACTACCTGGGCGAGGCGCTTCGGCTTGAAGCGCTCGCCCGCCAATGCCATCGCGCGCCGGCCCGCCGCCGCCGCACCGCCACACAGACAGGAGCAATAGCCCGATGAAACCACTGGTCATCTACCACGCCAACTGTGCCGACGGCTTCACTGCGGCATGGGCCGTCCGTCAGGCCATGGACTGCGACTTCTTCCCCGGGGTGTATGGCGACCCGCCGCCGCCGAATTCGACTGGCCGGGACGTGATCCTGGTGGACTTCTGCTATGCGCCGGATGTGATGCGTCTCCTGCAGAAACTGGCGGCGTCAATCCTTGTGCTCGATCACCACAAGAGTGCCGAACGTAGCCTGCAGCCGGACGATCAGAACGTCGTCCGCATCGACCAGTCAACCTTCGATTGGAACTGGGCCAAGGTGCTGAAATACGCCCACGCAGACAGGGACTGGCTCCCGCGCACGGTGATCTACGCGCTCTTCGATCAGGACCGCAGCGGTGCTGGCATCGCATGGGACTTCTTCCACCCCGGTAAGGCCCGCCCGCTGTTTCTGGACCATGTGGAGGATCGCGACCTGTGGCGGTTCGCGCTGCAGCACACTCGCGAGATCTGCGCTGCGGTGCATAGCCATCCGTACACCTTCGAAGCCTGGGACGCGCTGGCGGCGGAGCCGACGTTCTCGCTCTACCAGCAGGGCCTGGTGCTGGAGCGGGCGAGGCAGAAAGACGTGGCCGAGCAGGTCGAGCTGTCCCTCCGCGAGCTGGTGATCGGCAACTACCGTGTGCCCGCGGCGAGCATGCCGCGGGCACTGGTCAGCGAGGCCGGGCACCTGATGGGTAAGGGCAAAGCATTCGCCGCCTCGTACTACGACACGGCTGCCGGCCGAGTCTTCAGCCTGCGCTCGGCCGATGACGGCGTGGACGTGAGCGAGGTCGCCAAGCTGTATGGCGGCGGCGGGCATGCGCGCGCTGCAGGGTTCACGGTCCCGCGCGACCACGAACTGGCACGGGCGTGATGGACTTCACCGCCTTCAGCACCCGCAGCAAGTACGCCGCCCAGATCAACGCCGGCTATTCGGCCCGGTTGGACAGCGCCGGGCTGAGCACCAACCCGCACATGGTGTGGGTGGACACCCAGGACGAGCTGGAACCGCGCAAGGTGCAGCCGCTGGACGACAAGGCACTGGCCTGGCAGCACGGCTGGCGGCTGGCGGACAAGGACCAAAAGGGAGGCGCGCGCTGATGTGGTCGAAGGCGCCGCCGCCGACCGCCGCAGAGGGGGCGCGCATTGAGGCTGCCAAGGTGGGCCCGTGCATGGCCTGCCTTGTGTTGGCAGCCATGCGCCTGCTGTCGGGCAGCCAGGTGTTCTACGGCTGCGACTACAACCACGCCAAGAGCGGGAACAAGCGCCGGGGGCACGCCTTCGGGTACGCCCTGTGCGTGTGGCACCACCGCCGCCATCCGATGCAGGGCAAGACCTTCGCCGAGATGCGGGAGACGTGGGGCCCGAGCCTGATGGACGGCTCGCGCACCTTCCACGAGACGTATGGCAGCGACGACGAACTGATTGAACAACAGACCTACATCATCGAGCTGAGGGCAGCTGCGTGAGTGAGAGCAAGAAGACATGCGCCGATCGCGTTCGCGCGGCGTTCGAGCAGACCCCGACAGAAGGGCTGAGCTATGCGGGGCTGTACGAGAAGTTGGCGGCTGATGGTATGGACACGGACAAAGCGAAGGACGGGATCAACAGCACGCTGCGCTACCTGGTCGCGCGGGGCTACCTGCTTAGGACTGGCGAGCGTGAAGAGGCGAGGTTCCGCAGGAGTGGCGCGGCGATGACTCGGCCCCGGTTGACCGAATCGCAGAGGGCAGAGCGCACCAAGGCAAAGAACCGCCGTCGCGTGGAGAGGGCAAGGGCTGCTCGCGTTGCGACGGTTGGGCTGCGGGCCGCAATGATCCCTAAGCCCGTCCGGGCGGCTCCAGTGGCCACGCCGGTTTGCGAGACGCTCGAGCAGTGGCAGGCGAGGGGCGGGAAAGTCGAGCGGCTGACTGCAGCCTGGGAACGGGCGGGATAGAGGGGCAGGCGTCGCGATCGGTGCGACGCACTGGGAAGAAGCTGGACGGATGGACCTGACCCGCTACGACGACAAGGCGCTGGCGCTGCTGAGCAGCATCCAGCAAGACATAGCCGCGATGCGATGGACGAGGGCGTGGACCGCCCCAGCCGTACGCCGCGAGGCACAGCAGGCACTGCGCCGGGCACGCGCGCTGCGCCGTGAAATCAATCGACGAGAGCACAAGGGGAAAGGCCATGGGGAATGTACGTGAGCTGCTGTCCAGTCGGATGGGACCAACAACCGTAAAGTTCGACACCGGCCGTGGCGGCACGCCGGACCTGACCACGCAGGACATTGCCGCAGCGCTGGGTATGGTGCCTGCCGGCTTGGGGCGTGAGCTGCTGGAGGCCTTGTGGTGGCCGGAGAGTGCCGCCCGGCGGCGCGACCATCTGCGGACTGCGGTCATCACCCTGATGGCGCCCGAGTTCACCAAACAAATGCACGCTTTGGCCAACGCCCGAACTGACCTCGGAATCGCGAAGGCGTGCATCGGGTGGGGTGGGGGAGCGGTGACGGATGCCCAGCGTCAAGAACTACGGCGCGCCGAGGCGGCGTTGGACAATGCGCGCGCTGCAGTGTGGCCGAACAACACCATGGAGCAGCTTGGCGTGCTGGCGGGCGCGGTAATCGCTGAGATGGCTAGCTGCGGATGTTGCAAGGCCTGCGGTGGCCTGCGCATTCAAGCGTCAGTGGGGGGCAACGGCGTTGTCGAGTGCGAAGCATGTAGGGGAATGGGGCTTGAGCAGCTCAGCGGTCGAAAGCGGGCCTTGGCGATTGGCGCCGACAAGTCGGCCTACCAACGGTTCTGGCAGCCAGTCTACGAGTGGATGCTGGCACACATGCGAAGCGCAGAGCACGTTGCTGCCGAGAGTCTATCCCGAGCGCTGAGCCGCGCCGCTTAGCGGGGACTTGCAGGGTCCCCACTTTGAGAGGCAATCTCCTCAGTGTCCAAACGCAAGCCCCGGCCCAGCCGGGGCTCTTCGTCGGGGAGGTGCTCGCCACACCACTTGCCTACCGACGGGCCGTCTCTCCGGTGCCATAGTCAGCTACGTGCTCCAAATTGATGGGCAGAGGCATGGTTGAGCTATTCTTCCTGTGAAATTCCAGAGGAAGGGGGGCGGGATGCTCAAGGTATTCGTCAGTTATGCACGGGAAGATGAGGCATCCGCAATTGAGGTCTACGACTGGTTGAAGTCCATCGGATGCAAGCCATGGTTAGATCAGAGAGATATTCTCCCAGGTCAGAACTGGGAGGCCGAGATAGATAGAGCATTAGCAGAAGCAAATTGTGTGCTTCTGCTTATGAGCCCCAATAGTGTGTCGAAGCGGGGCTTTGTACAGAGAGAGGCTAATGAGGCCATCAAGAATCTTCAGTACAAACTTCCCACCGATGTTTATATGATTCCGGTAGTGTTGGTCCCATGTGAGATTCCTGCGCACGTTTCATCAAAGGTCCAGTACATCACATGGTCTCTGCCAGATGCAAAAAGCAGGGTGTCAGCTGCGCTAGCACTTGCAGCACAGCAACAAGCCGTTGTAATTAACGAAGGGGTGGAGTTCGGCCCTTTTAAAGTCCTGCTCCGCGCCGTTGCAGAGGAATGGGCTGGCCTCCCCGGTCATGACATCTCGATTTCTTATCCGGAGTTCACATCTGTCAGCTTGTCGCAGCAGGCTCAAGAGCTCAGCTCCCTGTTCGCCGGACGTACGTCAAGTGCCGTGATTGAGGCGCGGCAGAAGACATGGGAGCAAGATGCGGAGCATTTCCAAGATCGTGAACACGCACGTTCCAACGGGCGATGGGATGACTTTCATATTGCTTATGCGTCGGACACGCTCCTGAGCGTTGTCTACAACGTTGGCTGGTACGGAGCTGGTGCGGCTCATCCCAACTCACATTTCGAAACTTTTAATTTCTCGCTAGCTCCACATTTAACTTCACTCAATCTGTCAGACTTCTTTGTTGATTTTGGGGCTGCGGTCGATGTAATCAGCCGCGAATGTATCTCGCAGTTGCGCAGGGAGTACTGGCAGCGGTGTCGTGAAGAGCCTGACTCTGCAGCGATTGATTGGATTTCAAGCGGAGCTGGGCCGGAAGCAGGAAACTTCCAAGCATTCAGCGTTGCGGATAATGGTTTGGATTTTCATTTTGCTCCATACCAAGTTTCGGCCTACGCGCTTGGGAGTTGGTCCGTAAGGGTTGCCTTCTATGATCTTCTAGCCTGTCTGAAGGACAATGGAGCATTGGGGAAGCTCGGGCGGATTGAGTAAGGGGAAGGACCGCACCTGTGGCGTGATGTATTAGCCATGTTGACAATTGAGCCTCCGGCGAACGCCGGGGGCTTTTTCTTTGCCCGCCTTACAGACCGGATTAACCCTCGCGCCAAGCCGGCAGCGGGGCGGGCACCTATTGACCAAACCGGGAGGGGCGATATGCCGAACCGGACAATCCACGGGGCAACCATGCGGGACGAAATCATCAGCACCGCGGCGAGTGCTGCGGCAAAGGTCACGCCGCCGGTCGCGGTGGCCGGGGCCGTCGCCGGCGGCGTCAACCTCGACCGCCTAGTCGTGATCCTGACCGTCGTGTACCTGGTCGGCCAGATCACCTATCTGGCTTGGCGCTGGGTGCGCGAGTGGCGGCAGGCTGCCAAGGCCACCAAGGCATGAGCCGGGTCGGCGGCGCCTCAGGCCGGTCCCTTGTGGCGTTGCTGGTCCTGAGCGCGGCAGGCCTGGTAACGATCGTTTCCCGCGAAGGTTATACCGAGACGGCCGTGATACCCACCAAGAACGACCGCCCCACGGTTGGCTTCGGATCGACCTTCCATGCCGACGGCACGCCGGTGCGTCTCGGTGACCGAATCACCCCGGATCGCGCCCTGCACACCGCTCAGGCGCACATCGCGGGTGAGGAAAAGCGATTCCGCGCCTCGCTCCCCGGTGTCTACCTCACCCAGGGTGAGTACGACCTCTATCTGGACTTCACCTACCAGTACGGAACAGGCAACTGGCAGACATCGTCTATGCGGCGCCAGCTGCTGGTGGGCAACTACCGTGCCGCCTGTGACGCCCTACTGCGCTGGAAGCGAGCCGGCGGCTACGACTGCTCGACGCTGATCAACGGTAAGCCGAACAAGGTGTGTTGGGGCGTGTGGGATCGGCAGCTGGAGCGGCATGCCAAGTGCGTCGCCGAGCTTGCCCCATGAGCCGGGTGTACTTCGTCTCGGGGCTGCTGATCGCATGGGTCGTGTGCTGTGTGCTGTCGTTCGCTGCAGGCTGGTCCTGGCGCGGCGATCGCGCGGCTCTGAGTACCGCCACGGCCGAGGTGGCCGACGGACGAAAGGCCCTGGCTGGAGAGCAGGTGGCGCGGTCTGTCGATCGCGAGCAGGTGGCAGGCGTCCAGCAGGCGGGAGATACCGCCGACGAGCGAGAGGAAAAGATCAATGCTGACTATCAAGAGCGCATCGCAGCTGCTGTTGCTGGCCGCGATGGTGAGCTTGGCCGGCTGCGTGGCCACTGGGCCAGTTGCGAAACCAGCCGCCTGGCCGACGGTGCCGCCGCTGCCGCAGCGGCTGCAGAACAAGACCGACTACGCCGGCTCGGTGCGGCAGGAATTGTACGGGCCTGCGAGCTCGCCCAGTCCGAGCGAGACGAAACCGTAGACCGATACCGGGCCGTCGAGGCGGCCATCAACGGCGCCGAGCGCCCCTGATCCTTGGAGATCACCATGTCACGAACCATCAAAGTACTCGGCGTCACCTTGTGGCCGCCGATCTCCCAGCGGCTTGCACAGCGCCTCCGTGCCGTCGAGGTCGACGCTGAGGCATTGCGCGCCGAACTCGCCGAGGTGAAGGCGCACAGCGAGAATGTGGATTCCGCCGCCGGCTCACAGATCACCTCGCTCAGCAGCCAGCTGGCCGCAGTCAACGGGGTTCTGATCGAAGTGCAGGGCCGCTTGCCTCCGCAGCCGAAGACCAAGAAGGCCAAGGCCCAGGTCCGCCGCCGCAGCCCGCGCTGATGTCTGGGCAGGGAAAGGCAATGTTGTCGCTTGGCCGGCTCAAGGTCGGCCAGATGAATAAGACCGAGGCGGCTTACGCGGAGCGGTTGCGTCAGCTGCAGGCGGCCGGCGAGATCCAGTGGCACAAGTTCGAAGGCATCAAGCTGCGACTGGCTGACGCCATGTTCTACACGCCTGACTTTGCGGTGCTAGCCGCTGATGGCGTGATGGAACTGCACGAGGTCAAGGGCTTCTGGATGGACGATGCCAGGGTCAAGATCAAGATGGCTGCCGCCCTGTACCCGATGCGCTTCATTGCGGTCCGGGTTAAGCCGAAGCGGGACGGAGGCGGCTGGGCCGTCGAGGAGTTCTGATGGACGAGCGCATAGACCGCCTGCTGTCATTGGCCGAGCAGCAGCACGCCACGATCGTGGAGCAGGGACGGCAGAACGCTCAGCAGCACGCGACTATCGTGGAGCAGGGCCGCCAGATCGCTCAGCAGGCTGAACATATCGGTCTGCTCGCGCAGTCGGTCGTGCTGTTGCTGGGCGAAGAAGTGGGCGTGCCGCTGCCTGACGGAGGCGCCGCGCCCGAGCCACAACGCACCGACATGGACGGGAAACCGTACTGATGGCCGGCTTGGCAGGCAACCGTCAAGCCAAGCGGTCTATGCCTACCAACAGCCGGGCATGGCGCCAGCTCCGCGAAACCATACTGGTGCGTGATCTATACCGATGCCAGGAGCATGGCTGTGGAGTGACTTGCACCGGGAAGGGCGAGGCCCACGTCGATCACGTCGATGGCGATCCGAACAACAACAACCCGGCGAACCTCCGAACGATGTGCGTCAGCTGCCATAGCCGCAAGACTGCTCGCGAGGACGGAGGGTTTGGCAACGCCGCGCACGTGGTCATCGGTTGTGACGATAACGGGTGGCCATTGAGACGGCTCCGGTCGGATGTCGCCGGCAACGACCGGGCGGAGGTTATCCACAGGGCGAAAGCAGGCCGAGGGTGGGGGGGGCGAAAAGTTTGAGCTGAACGGCTCACGATACGCGCGTCAACCTTTCCTCACGCATCCACAGTTGGAAAGACGACCCCCTGAGGGTGGGGATTGATGGCAAACCCGCGAACGCCGGCGGCCAAGGCGGCAGTGTCTGGCGCTGCGGCGAAAAACCCGAAAAGGCACCAAAACCGGAAGACCCCAAAGGCGCCCAAGGCAATCGGCCCCCCATACAAGGGGATGACGAAACAGCAGGTTGCCGTCTGGAAGGAGCAGGTAGAAAACATGCCATGGCTGCATGCGGGCCATCGCCTGCTATTGCGCCAGGTCTGCATTCTCGGCGCCCGCATGGAGACAGATCCCGAGATGGGGGTGTCGGCGATGCAGGCTCTTGGGTCGCTTCTCTCCAAGTTGGGAGCAACGCCGGTCGACGAGACGAAAGTACACCATGGCAACGGCGAAGACGAAGACCCGGACGACAAGCATTTCTAACTGCCGCACCAACGAGTACCCACTCGCGGTGGTATCTGGAAAGGTGGTGGCCGGGCCCCATGTCCGGAACGCATGTCGGCGCCATCTCAAGGACCTTGAGGAAGCGGGCGAGCGCGGACTCTACTTCGACCGGGAAGCTGCGGATAAGAAAATCGCCTTCTTCGAAGAGGTGCTGCGCCTCAGCGAGGGCCAATTTGAAGGCAAACCCTTCCAGCTTCACCCCAGCCAGGCGTTCAAGATCGGGAGCTTGTTCGGGTGGAAGCAGGCTGATGGAGAACGTCGATTCCGGCGTGCCTATATCGAGGAAGGCAAGGGGAACGGCAAATCACCTATGGCCGGCGGCATAGCGCTTATCGGTCTGTGTGCAGACCAGGAGGCAGGCGCCCAGGTCTACGCAGTGGCGTCGCACAAGGATCAGGCAGGAATTCTGTTCCGCGATGCGGTCAAGATGGTGAAGGCGTCTCCCGCCCTCAAGAAGCGCCTGCAGTTCTCCGGCGGCGAGGGCAAGGAATACAACATCGCGCACCACAAGTCGCAGAGCTACTTCCGACCTGCGTCCAGAGACGTCGGCAAAACCGGCTCGGGCTACCGCCCACATTTCGTGCTGGCCGACGAAGTGCATGAGATGGCGGATGGCCGGATCATCGAGATGATGGAGAACGGCTTCAAGTTCCGCCGCTCCCCGCTGCTGTTCATGATTACCAACTCCGGTAGCGACCGGAATAGCGTTGCATGGGCGGAACACGAGCACGCAGTGAAGGTGGCTGCTGGAAGCCACGAAGCGGTTACCGACCCGAGCTTCGTTGGCGAGGTGATCGACGACAAGACCTTTTCCTTCGTTTGCGGTCTGGACGAGGGCGATGACCCGCTGGAGGATCCACGCTGCTGGTTGAAGGCGAACCCCATGTTGGGGATCACCATCACCGAGGAGTACTTGGCGGGCCGCGTGAGCCAGGCCAAGCAGATCCCGAGCAAGCTGAACGAGATTCTTCGCCTCAATTTCTGCATGTGGACCGACGCGGACCAGGCGTGGATGAGCCGCGACACAGTCGAACCCTCTCTGCAGGAATTCGACCCGGCGGAGCACCACGGGGCCAAGGTTCACCTGGGGCTTGATCTCTCGCAGAACCGCGACATCACCGCCCTTGGCGCTGTAGTCGAGACGGGCACCACTGAAGTGACGGTGGAGGTCGAGGGAAAAAAGAAGGTCGTCAGCAAGCCGACGTTCGATGCATGGGTTGAAGCATGGACGCCAGGGGACACGGTCAAAGCGCGAGAGCTACGCGACAAGCTGCCTTACAGCACTTGGATCAGGAATGGCCACCTCCACGGCCCCAAGGGCCAGACGATCAGCTTTCGCCACGTCGCCCAGACATTGGCCGAATACGACCGGGACTATGAAATCGCGCAGGTCGCTTACGACCGGTATGCGTTCCGCAAGTTCGAAGAGGAAGTCAATGACCTTGGTCTTTCGATTTCGTTCGTTGAGCACCCGCAGGGCGGTTTGAAGAAGGGCAAGCCGCCCGAAGAGGCGGTAAAGGCGGCGGCAGCCGCGAAGAAGCCGGCCCCGGAGGGTCTATGGATGCCCGGGTCGGTTCGCCTCTTCGAAGAGGCGCTGCTGGAAGGGCGCGTCCGCATCCGCGGCAATCCTGTCTTGGTCTCGGCAATCATGTCGGCCGTGATCGAGTGCGACAAGTGGGAAAACCGCTGGCTCTCAAAGGCTCGCTCGGTAAACAAGATCGACGCCGCAGTGGCCCTCGTGATGGCCTTCGGATCGGCTCACTCAGCGGTCAAACCTGCCTCCGTGTATGAGCGGCGTGGCATCAGATTCTTATAAGGAACGCAATGTCCAGGTTCAACGAAGCTCAGCTCCAGTCGCTGGATCGGTTCTGGAATCCCCCTGCCGAGGCGTCCTTGCCACCGTTTAACGCGCGGGCTGAAGCTGGACAGTTCAAGGGGATGGATGATCCCGCGCTCCTTGAGTTCATGCGCGCCGCAGGCGGGCAGGGCAGTGGCGGCTACCAGCTGCGCAACATGGCCGTATTGCGCTGCGTGTCACTGATCTGCGGCACTGTGGGCATGCTGCCATTGAACGTGATTGAGGCTGGCCCAGCGAAGCGCGTAGCCACCGAGCACCCGGCGCACCGTTTGTTGAGGCTCAAGCCGAACCCGTGGCAGACGCCGATCGAGTTCAAGCGGCAGATGGAGCTGGCTCGGCAAAGGCATGGGGACGCCTACGCCCGAATCGTGTGGTCAGCCGGTCGGCCGATCCACCTGATCCCGCTGGAATCCACGGCCGTCGATGCGGACCTTGGCGACGATTGGCGCATGGTCTATCGCTACAACAGCAAGAAGCGCGGCGAGGTGATCCTCAAGCAAGAAGAAGTGCTGCACGTTCGCGACATTTCTGTGGATGGCGTGACCAGCCTGTCTCGGATGAAGCTCGCAGACCGAGCAATTCGCCTGGCACTGGACGCAGAGAGGGCCGCCAGCCGGATCTTCGAAACGGGAAACATGGCCGGTGGCGCCATTGAGGTGCCAGCTGCTCTCAGCGATGAAGCGTACGCACGCATGCGGGCGTCACTCGACACCGAGTACGCAGGTGCCAGCGCCGCGCAGAAGTGGATGCTGTTGGAGGAGGGCGGCAAGGCCAACAAGTTCGGAAGTACGGCCCAGGAGGCGCAGCACGTCGAGAACCGCAATGCCCAGGTCGAAGAGGTCGCCCGTCTGTTCGGCGTGCCCCGACCGCTTCTGTTCCTGGACGACACCAGCTGGGGCAGTGGCATCGAGCAACTCGGCATCTTCTTCCTGCAGTACACGATGCTCGAGCACTTTACGAACTGGGAACAGGCTATCGCGCGAGCACTGATCGCCGAGCGCGACCTTGAGCGCTACCAGCCCAAGTTCAATGTCCGCGCCTTGATGCGCGGCACCCTGAAAGATCAGGCGGACTTCTTCGCCAAAGCGCTGGGGTCTGGTGGCACAAAGCCCTGGCACACCCAGAACGAGATCCGAGACCTACTGGACTATTCCGAATCGGATCAGGCTGGCACCAACGACCTGATCAACCCCATGACACAGAAGGGAAAAAGCAATGAGCCTCCGGCAGCTGCCTGAAATCCGCGCCGAGCGCAGGCTGGGCGCTGCCCAGTTCGACATGCGCCCTGATGCCTTGGAGCGCTGGGAGCCCGAGGTCAGGGCCGCCAGCTCCGGCGACAACAGCATCTCGATCTACGACTCGATCGGCGAGAACTGGGAGGGTTCGGGCGTAACGGCCAAGCGAATCAGCGCGGCCCTTCGCTCAATCGGTGATCGGGATGTTGTAGTGAACGTCAACTCCCCGGGGGGAGACTTCTTCGAAGGGGTGGCGATCTACAACCTGTTGCGGGAACACAAGGGGCGCGTCACGGTTCAGGTAATGGGCCTGGCCGCGTCGGCAGCTTCGGTGATTGCCATGGCCGCCGACGAGATCCTGATGGGTGATGGCGCATTCCTGATGATCCACAACGCTTGGGCAGTAGCGATCGGCAACCGGCACGATATGGCCGATGCCGCCAAGCTGCTGGAGCCCTTCGACGCGGCGATGGCGAACGTCTACGCAGCTCGCTCCGGCATCACGGTGGCCGAAGCGGCCCGGATGATGGACGAGGAAACGTGGATCGGCGCAGCGCAGGCTGTGGAGGACGGCTTTGCCGACGGCTTGCTCGATGGCACCGCTGCTACAAAGGGTGCTACCCAAGGTGGCGGGGGGCGAAAGGCGCTCGCGCTGGTCGAGGCTGCGATGGCCAAGGCCGGCCACTCGCGCTCGATGCGCCGCGACACCCTGAAGTCCCTGTTCAACGGCAGGCCGAGCGCTGCCGAAGCTGCCAAGCCGCGCGCTGGCATTAGTGAAACCTCGGCCCTGCTCCAGGGCCTTCTCGACAACATCAAAGGCTAAGAGGCCAACAATGAACAAGATGACCCACGGTCGCGTCCCGCGCGGCCTCGTTTCCGTGCGCGCCGATGGCGGCGCACAGCCCGATGTGAAGGCGTTGGTGGAAGGCCTGAATAAGGCATTTGCCGACTTCCGGGCCGAGCACACCCAGCAGCTGGAGGAGGTCAAGAAGGGCAACGCTGACGCCCTCCAGGCGCTCAAAGTCGACAACATCAATGCCGATATCTCCCGTCTGCAGGCGGCCGTCGACGATGCCAACACCCAAATGGCAGCATTCCAGATGGGTGGTGGCGGCGCAGCCGACAGCGTGGCAGATGCGGAATACACCAGCGCATTCCGCGCCCACTTCCGCAAGGGCGAGGTGCAGGCTTCGCTCAACAAGGGTGTGGCCGACGAAGGTGGCTACCTGGCACCGGTGGAATGGGACCGCTCGATTACCGATCGCCTGGTCATCGTCTCGGACATGCGTCAGCTGGCCAACGTCCAGCCGTGCTCCGGTGCCGGCCTGACCAAGCTCTACAACATGGGCGGCACCGCCTCTGGCTGGGTCGGTGAAGAGGATGCCCGCCCCCAGACCGGCACGGGCCAGTTCAAGTCCCTTGGCTTCGGTTGGGGCGAGATCTACGCCAACCCGGCGGCCACCCAGCAGCTGCTGGATGACTCGGAGATCAACCTTGAGGCCTGGCTCGCCGGCGAGGTGGAGCAGGAGTTCGCAAAGCAGGAAGGATCCGCGTTCTTCTCCGGCAACGGGGTGAACAAGCCCTTTGGCATCCTGACGTACGTCGAGGGTGGTGCCAATGCGGCCAAGCACCCGTTCGGTGCGATCAAGGCCGTGAACAGCGGCGAAGCAGCGGCGATCACCAGTGACGGCATTATCGACCTGATCTACGAACTGCCGTCGGCATTCACTGCGAATGCGAAGTTCTCGATGAACCGCAAGACGCAGGGCACCGTGCGCAAGCTGAAGGATGGCCAGGGCAATTATCTGTGGCAGCCCTCGCTGGTCGCTGGCCAGCCGGCCACGCTCGGTGGCTTCCCGGTTCAGGATGTGGCGGCGATGCCGGACGTGGCCGCCAATGCCACCGCCATGCTGTTCGGTGACTTCAAGCAGACCTACACCGTCTACGACCGCGTGGGTGTGCGTGTGCTGCGAGATCCGTTCACCAACAAGCCGTTCGTGCAGTTCTACACCACGAAGCGTGTGGGCGGCGGTGTGCACAACCCCGAGCCGATGCGCGCCCTAAAGATCGCCGCTGCGGCCTGATCTTCAACCTGCCGGGCGGCTTTGCGCCGCCCGGTCCCAGTCGTGATCGAGGTTCAACAATGGCAAAGTTCATCAAGCCTTTCCGCGGTGTGCCGGTGGGCGAGATCTATCCGGTTCAGTTCGCCGCCGGCGTGGATTGCCCGGCAGAGCTGGTAGCGGGCGCTCTTTCTGTCGGCGCTCTTTCCCTGGACACCGCCCCGCTGCATGCTCTCAGTTTGGTGGGGTCCAACATCCTGCCCAGCCAGGTGCCGTTGGTCGATGGCGTCACTGTGAGCCTTGGAGATGTAGTCAGCCATGCGCACGCCGCGTCGGGCCTTACTGCCGATGCCTGGAACGCCTTGGATGAAGGAAAGCGCGACGAGGCGATTGGCGTATCCATCCAGCAGCTGACGGCCGAAGCAGAGGCCAAGAAAGCGATGACCAGCAGCGATCCCGCGGCCGCTGGAACTGGCGATGCAGGTAATACCCCGCCGGCAGCTGAGAGGGGCGAACTGATCCAGCAGTTGGAGGCAGCTGGTGTTGCCTTTGACAAGCGCTGGGGCGTTGACAAGCTCACGGCGGCGCTCACCGAGGCCCGGAAGGACTGACAAATGAGCCTGATTTCGATCGAGCAAGCCCGGGCGCATGTCCGGGTGGAGGATGACTACCCGGTCGAGCAGCTTCAGTCTGCGGTGGACGGTGCGCAGGACGCCGCGGAGGCGTATCTGAACCGGCGCATCTATGAGAGCAGGGACGCTCTCGACGCCGACCGCGTGGAGTACCCCGCCGCAATGGGTGCTGCTGCGTCTTCTCACGATAGTGCACTGGCAGCTGCGGCTTTCATTCAGGGCGCTGAGGAGCGATCAGCGGCAATTCGCCTTGCGCGCGTCGTGTATCAGGAAGCCATTGCTGATGCGGGGAGATGCGTGAGTGGAGTCGTGGTGAACCCGAGCATCCGATCAGCGATCTTGCTTACGATGGGCCATCTGTATGCAAACCGGTCCGATGTGGTGGTCGGCGCCCAGGTGATGGAGCTCCCGCAGGGGGCGAGGTCTCTTCTGCGCCCCTACCGCAGGGTGATGATGCCATGAGCCTTCAGGACGGTGAGCTGACGAGCCGGATTCGGTTCGAGCGAAAGGTAACGGAGCGGGATCCACTGGGCGGAGACGTCGCCTCACGCTGGGAAACTGTGGCCAGCGTGTGGGCGAAGACCACCAACAACCTTGCAGCGACGACGGAATTGATCGCCGCAGGGGCTGATCGATATCGAGAGCAGGTACGGTTCGATCTTCGGCTCCGTACGGTCGAGCCGTCGTGGAGGATCGTGTTCCGCGGGAAGGTCTTCGACATCAAGTCGATCGCTCCCAGCAATGATCGGAGTGAACTGGCCATCATTGCCGTTGCGGGGATGTCAGATGGCTGAAGAACTACAGCTGCATGGTCTGAAGGGCCTTTTGACGACGCTGCGCGGCTTGCCGGACGAGGTCCGTGGGAAGCCACTGCGCGCCGGCATGCGCAAGGGCGGCAACATCATCCGTGATGAGGCGCGGAACCGTGTGGTGAAGCATTCCGGATTCCTTGCCAGCGAAATCGTGGTCCGCAGAGCCAACGCGAGAAACCGGCGGCGAGCAGGTGTGGGCAAGGACGGGGAGTATTTCACCGTCGGCGTTCGGGTTGGCCGAAAGGCCAAGTATTCGAACACGAAGCGCAATCAGCGGCTGCGCCGCGTCGGGAAGGTTTATGAAACCACCGGCTGGGCACACTACTGGCGGCACGTTGAGTTCGGGACCAAGAAGATGGCGGCAAAGCCATTCCTGACGCCCTCGGCGGAAGCCCGTGGTCCGCAAGCGGCCCAGGCGATCATCAATGAAACGTGGATCGCGATCACTCGCGCGCTGAAACGGCAAGGCTGGATACTGTGATGATTCCTCCGATCCAATCGATCTTGCAGGCGAGCGGTCCTGTGCGCGCGCTGTTGGGCGACCCGATTCGCGTGTGGCCCGGGGTGGCGCCCGAGGGTGCGGCGCTGCCCTACGCGACGTGGAGCGTCGTGGGCGGGTCACCGCTGGCGCAGCTTTCCGATCCTCCGCCGGCGGACGGCTGGCGCGTTCGCCTCACCGTGTGGGGCGACGGCGCGAGCCAGGCGAACGCCGCTGCCTTGTCCATCCGCGATGAGGTGGAGCGACACGGCAGTATCGAGTCCTACAACCCCACGCCCGATGACGACGACACCGGCGCCTTCGGCATTTCCTTCGACGTGCGGCTGCTGGCCATCCGGTAGCCGGCCAACTTCGCAATCCCAACCGCCGGCGCAAGCCGGTTTTTTTGTGCCCGGCGACCGGGCTTCTACAAGAGGTAAACCGCAATGGGCGTTTTGAAGTCCAAGCATTCCCAGCTGTTCATCGCGATCGGCGCGGCCGAAGTCATCAAGGTGACCCGCCTGCGCTCGGTCGGCTTCCCCGACGGCCAGGCGTCGGAGATCGATATCTCCGACTTCGACGACGACTGGGATCAGTTCGTCGCCGGCCGTAAGGCCACTGGTAGCACCACCATCGAGATCAACTACGACCCGGTCGACCACGAGAAGATCGAGGCGCTGCACGAGACCGGCGCCGTGGTGGACTTCCTGGTTGCCGCCCCGCTGAGCGAAACGGCCGGTGTCCCCAAGCCGGTCGCCGTTGCCGGAAAGATCACGCCGCCGACCACGGTGGTATCCAAGCAGTTCCAGGGCTTCGTCCAGAACTTCGCAGTGAACGTGGCCGACAACGACATCTGGAAGGGAACCATCACGATCCGCGGGACCGGCCCCGTCAAGACCAATCGTCCCAACGGCAACCCCTGACCCAGATAAACGGCGCTCTCTCTTTCGGCCCGCTTCGGCGGGCTTTCTCTTTGGCCGGGTGCGCGGGAACCCCCGCGTGTTAGGCGTGCGCGGCCTGCGTGCCCAGCCACCATTTCAGGAAACGGCCCATGAGCAAGACCAACGACACCCCGGCGACCGATACGCGCGCCACCGAACAATCCGTGCTCCAGGCATTCACCAGCCTGGGCATGTTCGCCTCCAAGGACGTGCATGCGGACACCATCACCCTGCCCAGCGGCGACAAGGCGCAGTTCCACGTGCGCGAACTGCCGGATGCGGAGTTCCGCAAGCTTTTCCAGGACGGCGATCGCGCCAAGCTGATCGCGGCGACCATCTGCGACGAGAACGGCAAGCCGGTGATGACGGACGCCCAGGCGGCACAGCTGAAGCCGCTGGTGGCCGCCGAGCTGCAGCAGGTGGCCATGAAGCACTCGGGCTTCGGCGACAAGGCCGCTGACGCCCAGGCCGAGGCGGGAAACGCCTAAGGCAGCGGGGCGAGGACTGGTTCTGGCATGTGCTGGCCGGCCATCTGCATCGCACAGTGGCCGAGTTGCGCGGGACCATGTCGCGCAAGGAGTTCCTGCGGTGGTGGGAGTTCCACAAGCGAAACCCCATCGATCCGGTGGGGCTGCACATCAAGCCGGCCGCATTCGCTGCCTTCAACTTCGCCGCGCACAGCCAAGCAGGCACGAAGCGCGGCATGCAGGACTTCATGGACGTGCTGGTGCCCCGGTCCGACGACGACGAGGCGCAGGACTGGTTCGATTCACTGGGATGACCAATGGCTGATAATTTCGGACGCTTCGCGGCGGTTCCCATCGGCCCGCTGCTGGCGGCGCGAGACGGCGGCCTCACACTGGCCACCACCGCCGCGGCCAATATCAGCCGCATGGCCAAGTCGGACGTGGCGCAAAGCACGGGAACGGTGGGGGTCGAGTTCGCCGTTTGGGGCGATGATCCGATGTCGGCAGTGGTCGGCATTGTCACGGCGGCAGCGCCGCTCAATACCTACCCGGGGGCCACGGCTGCGGGCGTCGGATGGGAGCTGGGAACGGGGCGAGTGATGTTGAACGGCGCGGCTGTCGCCAGCGGCTTGCCGATCGCCAAGCCCGGTGACATCGCTGGGCTGCGGTTGGTCTTCGGCACACCGACCCGGATGCAGTTCTACCTGGGGGCCACGCAGGTTCATCAGCGGGATATCACACTGGCTGGTCCGTTGCACTTTGCCGCCGCGCTAGCGGCGAGCAAGGCTGGCGGTCTGTGCATGGTGGTGAACGCCGGGCAGTGGAATGCGCGGGGGCCGGCTGCGCTCGCCGGCTGGAGGGTGGTCAAGGCCTCCGGGCCCGTCACCCGCCTGTCCGACGTGGACTGGCTGACTGCACCGGGCGACCTGCCGGCCAACGCACGCTACGAGGGGCTGATCGCCGAAGGGGTGAGCCTGATCAGCGAGATCAACTTCTGGCCTTGGGGCGGCGACCCGGTCACCCAGACCAGTGCTGCTGAGTGCGTGGTTCTCGACGCCGAGGGGCTGCTCGACAGCCTGGCGCTGTCCGGCGCCTCAGGGATGCCGGTCCAGATCCGGGCAGGCAGCTCCGCCGGCATGCTGGCGGACACCTCTGCCCTGTTCCGCTTCACCGTGGACCGCATCGAGATCAACGACGACGGCAGCAAGACGGTTCACTTCCGCGATGCTCACGACGATCTGGACGAGACGATCAACCGCGGCGTCTTCATGCCCAACATCGCCGCCTTGGCATGGAAGCCGCAGCCGGTCGTGATAGGGGCGGTGGCCAGCGTGCCGGCGATGGGTGCCAATTCGGATGCGACGGCGATGTTCGTGGCCGACGGCCTGGTCTACGCCGATGCGGTGATGGACCGCGGTGACCTCATGGAGCCGGGCACGTTCTCTCTGTCGCCCGACGGGCAGCAGCTCATCATGAAGTCGCCGCCGGTCACACCGGTGGTGGCCGACCTCTCCAGCGTTGGGCCCGGCCAGCGCCCGGCCACGCTGCAGCAGGCGATGGCGGACATCATGGGCCGCCTGGGCAAAACCTCATGGTCGGGCGGCGACTGCGCCGCGGTGGATGCTGCAACCGGCTACGCAGGCGTGGGCTACTACGCCGGCAATGCGATCACCGGGCGGGACGCCATGAACGCCATCCTCCCGAGCTACGGTGCGGCCTGCTACCAGGACGCCACCGGCGTGCTGCGCTTCACCCGGGTGGTTGCCCCCGAGACGATCTCCGGTGCTCCGGCGTTCGAGCTCACGGGCAACGATATGGCCGAGGATCTGCTCGCTGTGCCAGACGACGCACCGAACCTGACGCGCCGCATGGCCTACCGGCCGAACGCTCAGGCGTTGGCCGCTTCGGATCTGGTCACGGATGTGGTGGACGTTCCGCAGGCGCGACGCGACGAGCTGAGCGGCTTGTTCCGCGCACAGGTTTACGGAGGCGGGGTGCTGCACCAGCACTATCGCCGGGCGGACGCGGCAGATCCGGTGATCTCGCTCTTCTGGAACGCAGCCGACGCGCAGTCGGAGATCGACCGGGTGGTGGGCATGTACCGGCAGCAGCGGTTCTTCTACCAGGTGATTGTGCGCGGCGATCAGAACTTGGCGCCGCAGCCCGGGCAGATCGGCCGCCTGACGTACCCGCGGTACGGCCTGGAAGAGGGCAAGGCGGTGCTGGTACGGCGCGTTGAGCGCAACCCGGCCACGGGCGACGTGGTCCTGACGATGTGGGGTTGATCGCATGCTGATCGGATTTGGAATGCCAACCCCTCAGTCGGTGGCGCTGGTAGGTGGGACGTGGTTGACGGCAGACGGAGGCGCGGCGCTGTTCGACGGCAAGCCCGCGCGCCGGGCGCGCATCGCCCGCACCGGTGCACTGTCCGTAAATATCACCCTGGCTGAGGCTGTTGTGCCGGGCATCGTGGCCGTGCTGGGCCTCAACGTACCCGCCGGCGTCACCGTGCGGGCGGCGGGCGCCACCGGCCAGACCGTACGCCTGCCGACCGGGACCGTATGTGCATGGCTCTTCCCGACCGGCACGGCCGCAGTCAGCAGTGTGGCGGTCCAGATCGAAACCACGGTCGCCAACGTGGAGGTGGGGGAGATCGCGATCTTCCGGACGGTGGACGTTGGAATCACGGATGGATGGGCGGTGGCGCCGATCGACGCCAGCACCCACACGCGGACCAAGGGCGGGCAGGTGAACACGGTAGCCGGTGCCGTGTACCGCCGCCTGACCGCGACGCTGTCGGGCCGCGCGACGGCAGTGGTGCGCAAGGGCGGCCTGGCCGGAACGGACTGGGAGACGGTGGCAATGGCGATGGCGGGGCGCCAGCGCGCATGTGTCGTGCCGCAGTACCGCGACATTCAGACCAAGGTGTTCGATCCGGTTCTGGCCGCGCGCGCTGCCATGTATGGCCATGCCACCCAGCTGCCCTCTGCTGAGAACATCAGCCGGCAGTACTTCAGCGGATACCTGGAGTTTGAAGAAATTCCCGCCTAATTTGGCCGCGTTCGACGGTGATGCCAAACTCTCATTTCGACAAAGGAGGTTGCAAATGAGGAAGTTGGTAGTGCTGGCTCTGCTTTCAGCGCTGGTCAGTTGCGGAGGATCGGGGCCAAAGGTTTGGCGTGTAGTGGCGAAGCAGGGGGACTTCCACTTTGTGGAGATCGATGAGCGCTTCGCAGGAAATGCTGATGTCATCGGTCGTGCGGTAGCGGACGTGTGTAAGGGGAAGCGCTTCTGCTTTGTGGGTGTTTGGTCTTCCAAAGATCGGACCCCATCTGCACTGCCAATGAGTGACGATGCGCTGGCTACGCAGCTGGCGTCGTACCGACAGAACACTTCGACCGGACTGCAGAAGCTGATGCTGAAGTGCGGCAGATTTGCCGGTCAGGACGAGAGCACGTGCTTCTCCGACTGACGCGACTTCCGAGAATCTGATTGCTGCCCAGGCCTGTGCCGGGGGGATTAATCAAACAAGGCCCGCCATGTGCGGGCCTTTTTTTATGGACGGACCATGGCTCTCTACACCCTTACCGTTGACCTGCTCGCCGAAACCGGCAGTTTCGAGCGTGACCTGGGAAAAGCTGCGCGCGCGTCGGATCGATCTGCTCGAGCCATGCGGCAGATGCAGCGCGAGATGTCAGATAGCTTCGCCCAGGCTGCACGCGACGCCAAGTTGTCTGTCACCAGCATCGAAGTAAGCATGGCCACGCTGGCAAAGGGGTTCGGCGCGATCGGCGGCGGCGCGCTTCTCGGTAAGTTCATCACCGAAACCGTGAACGCTCAGAACGAGCTGGCCCAGTTGAATGCGGCCCTGAAATCCACCGGGCAGGCTGCCGGCTTCAACAGCAAGCAGCTGATCGACATGGCTGACAAGATGGCGAAGGCGACGGTCCATTCGTCGGGCGAGATTGTAAATGCACAGACGCGCTTGCTGTCTTACACCGGCATCGTGGGGGAGAACTTCCCGCGCGCGCTGCAGTTGGCGATTGATCAGTCCGTGCGATTGGGTGAGAACATCACTCAGTCTGCAGAGACCATTGGCAAGGCACTGGAGTACCCGGCAGAGGGTGTCTCAGCGCTGACGAAGCAAGGCTTCAAGTTCACCGCCCAGCAGAAGGACATGCTGGCGTCACTGGAGGCAGCTGGCCGACTCGGTGAGGCTCAGGCCATCGTAATGGGGGTGATGGAAGAGTCCTACGCGGGCGCCGGCAAGGCTGCGCGTGAGACGCTGGGCGGTGCCCTCAATGGCTTGAAAGAGTCATTTAACGATCTGCTCGGCAGCCAGGCGCAGAGCGGAGGTATCGCCGCGGCCACGGCGGCGGTCAACTCGTTTGCCCAGAACCTCAACGTCGTGGCAGCGGCCGCCGTTCCGCTCGGCGTCGGCTTGGGCGTGTTCTACGCCGGCGGAAAGCTGACGAAGGGAATTGCAGCTCTAAACACGCTCTGGGCCACCAATGCCGTCGTGGCCAATCGGGCTTCGGTCGGCATGATGGGAATGGTCCCGGCGACCGTGCGCCTTACTGCAGCACAAACCGCCGCACGCGTCGCCGCACAAGGCTTGGCATCTGCCTACGCGGCTCTGGGAGGTCCAGTTGGGATCGCCGCCGCCCTTGCCACGGCAGCAGCGGGATGGTGGGTGATTCGCGACAGTACCAAGGATGCGGACAGCGCGCTGATTGACTTCAACGGCACGCTCGACGAAACGATTGCAAAGTATCGGGAGCTGAACAAGCAGGAGCAGGCCGGTGAGCTGTTGAAGCTCGATGCCCGCATCAGCGAGTCGTATAAGGACGTTGCGGCGTCAATTGGTCAGATGACCTCGGCTGCAGCTGCCTTTGCTGACGTCTCTAAGGCGGACGCATTCATTAAAGAGACGGACCGGCTGAAGGTCTCGCTGCGTGCCGGAAAGATCACTGCGGACGAGTTCTCCGAAGGACTTGAGGCCGCCTGGAAGGTAATGGCTGATGGGTCGCCAGCGGCCGCCGCAATCTCCAAGGCGCTTACTCAGCAGACTGCAGCTGCTGCAACCAGCAGCCGGGAGCTTGAGAGGCAGCGCGGGTTGATGGAAGCTCTCACAGGTGTTAGCGGTGAGGCCGAGAAGCAAACAGACGCAACCACCGCGGCGTTGAATCGCCAGGCAGTGGCTTCCAAAGCCGCTTCTGATGGGATCGACCAGCACCTGAAGTCCCTGCAGTCCAGCATCGATGGCCAGCTCGTCAACCTGGTGCGCCTGAAGCAAGGCGCCGAGGCGGCCTTCATGGTCGACGTTGGCCAGAAGATTAACGCCGCCGGCGGCGCGGACAAGCTGAGCGCGGAACAGCGCGCTGAGTACAACAAGCAGATCGCGCTGGGCTTGAATTTGATCCGCCAGACGGAGGTGGCGCAGAAGGCTGCTCAGGCCTCGAAGGCCGGCGACAAGGCGGCGATCAAAGAGCACAAGGCGGCGACCGAGGCGCTTGAGCGCTACCGGCAGCAGGCGGAACTGGCCGCAGCGGCGATGAACGGCCCGCTCGACGAGGCGATGGCCAAGCACCTGCAGAACATGGCCGAGTACAACGCCGCGCTGGCCAAGGGCAATATCGCCCAGGCCGATGCCAATGTGTTGATGGCACAGAGCGCGATGGAATACGCCAAGTTGGCGGCAGATGTTGACCGGGCTATCGCCAGTCCGGAGGCCTTGCTGGCGACCATGGACGGCGAGCTGGCCATGCTGGGGAAGATCGGCCGTGCGCGCGAACTCTACCGCCGGCAGCTGCTCAATGAGCGCGACATGCGCCAGGAGCTGCAGAAGGCGGTGGAGGCCGCCGGTGGCAAGGAAGCGCTGGCGTTGGCCAAGGGCGCGGCGAGCTATGAAGAATACGAGCGGTCGATGCTGGCCGCGGCTGATGCTTCCGCGGCGCTGTCGCTGCAGGTGGAAGAGGCCGCGGCCAATGTCGAGGCGTGGGCCAACGTGGTGATCTACGGCGTCGGCGATGCCGCGGATGCCATGGCGGACTTCGTTGCCGGCGGGCTGCGCGACTTCAACGGCCTGTGGGATGACCTGAAGGACGTGGCAAAGCAGGGACTGCGCGACCTCGCGCGGCAGCTGCTGCAGCAGAAGCTGGTGATCCCGATCCAGACCCGGATCATGGAAGGCTTCAGCAACTGGGGCAGCCAGGGCGGCGGCTTCAGCATGCAGAGCATCATGGGCATGTTCGGCGGGAACGGATCCGCCGCCGGCGGCCAGAACGTCGGGACCATCGCCGGGCTGTTGTCCAAGGGGCAGGGCCTTTTCAGTGCCGGATCTGCCGCGTCGAGTGGCGCCAGCGCGGGCAGCCTCATGGGCTTCGGCAACAACGTGGCAGCACTCACTGGCGGCGGCGCCGCGGGTGGGTCTGCAGCAGCTGGCGCTGGTGCTGCCGGTTCTTCCGCCGCGGCGGCGGTGCCGATCATCGGCTGGATCATCGCCGGCATGATGAAGAACGCGGAGCTGTTCGATCAGGGATGGGACATCGCCAACGGCGAAAGCTGGGCGGGCAAGATCGCCACGGCGGGCGCTGTCGGCTTGGCAGACAAGGGGTTCCGTGGACTGGGCCTCAACGACAAGACGGCATCGATCCTGTCCGGCTCCAGCATCCACGCAAAGCTGTTCGGCCGAAGCGCGCCCAAGATCACGGGCCAGGGCATCACCGGCAGCTATGGTTTCGATGGCTTTGCCGGCCAGAGCTATGCCGACGTAAAGGCTAAGGGCGGCCTGTTCCGCAGCGACAAGAAGTGGACCCAGTACACCGGCCTCGACCCCAATATTGATCGCACTTTCGACATGGCCGCGCGACAGGTGCGCGGGGCGACGACGGACCTCGCCAAGCAACTGGGTGTCGATTTGACCCAGCAGCTCGCCGGCGTGCGGGTGAGCCTGGGCAAGCTGACGCTATCGGCCGACTCGGCCGAGGCCAAGGCCCAGCTGGAGGCCTATCTAGGCGACATGACCGATCGCCTGTTCACCGAGGCGGTGCAGGCGGCCGGCTTCGGCAACCAGCTTGACGGCTACTACGAGTCGGCCGACGTGTTCTCCGCGCTGAGCGCATCCATCGCGCTGGCCGTGGGCAATGCCGACGAGCTGGGTCGGGCGCTTAACAGCATGGAGATCGAGAAGGTCAACAAGGCGGTGGACTACTTCCAGGACCTGGCCGGCGTTGCCGGCACGGATCTGGCCACCCAGATCGAGAAGGTCACCGGGCTGCTGGGCAACTACGCCACGCTTATGGCCGACGTGTCCACGCAGCTGCTCACCGGCAACCTGACGCAGTACCAGTCCCAAGCGCTCACGATCGAGCGCACGTACCGCCAGCAGGTGAAGGCGGCCAACGACTACGCCAAGGCGCTGGGCTTGTCCGGCGCCCGGGCGGAAGACCTGGCCAAGATCGAGGCGCTGCGGGCGACCAACATGGGCAAGCTGCAGGCCCAGATCGACGCCGACAAGAAGGCCATGAAGTACGGGTTGTCGATCAGCGACCTGTCGCCGCTGACCGATCAGGAGAAGCTGCAGGAGACGATGCGGGAGCTGGAGCGCGCGGTGTCGGGCGGCGACAGCAGCGCGGCGCAGGCGGCCGCACAGGCGGCCCTTGGCTTCGGGCGCAACCTGTTCGCCAGCGGCAAGGACTACAACAACCTGTACGGCCAAGTCACTGGGCTGATCGACAGCATGAAGGTGGGCGACCTCGACCTCGAGGACGGCACCAGCATGGGCAAGCTGGCTGACGTGATCGAGGCGCTGCCGGACAACTTCAGCCGGGCGGTGTTCGACCTGGTGGTCGATGGGAAGGGCCAGGCCGAGACGACGGCAGCCGTACAGCAGGGCAATACCCTGCTGGCCGAACAGAACCAAGTGCTCCGCGACCTTCTGCGCGTCACCACGTCCGGCGTACGCACGAGCAACAGCGCGTCACTGCGCGAAGCGCTGAACTAAGGATCCCCAATGCAAGAACGGAAAATTACCCTGATCGATATCGGGGTGGGCGCGCTGCCGTCTGTCACTCCGGTAACGGCGCAGAACTCGTCATGGTTCCCGACGGTGTACGTGTCCCCAGAGACGCCGCCGGTGGACGGCGTGACGCCCGAGCCGGTGGCCGACGGCGTCCTGATCGAGTGGGACGCCGTCGATCAGGCCGGGGTGGTCTACATCATCGAGCGGGGCCCCAGCCAGAACGGACCGTGGACGGAGATCCACCGCACCACCGAAACCCGCTACCTCTACAGCGATGGCAGTGGCCAGAAGTGGTTCTTCCGAATCACCGCGTCCGTGCGGGGGAAGCCGGGGCAGGGCACGGTGGTGGAGGCCACACCCGCGCCGACCACCGCCGAGTTGATCGCCGCCCAGCAGAAGCTGGACAAGGAAATCGTGGACCGCGCGCTGGCCGATGCCAATGAGGCTGCGAGCCGCGTTCGCGATATCGCGCTGGTGAACGCCGGGCTGGTGCAGGAGGCGCAGACCCGCGTCACCCAGATCGGCCAGACCATGGACGCGGTCGCCGCCGAGAGCCAAACCCGCGCCACGCAGCTGCTCAACGAGAAGATGGAGCGCCAGGCTGCCATCACCGCGGTCAGCGAAACGCAGCAGAACGGATTCGATTCGCTCTCCCGCGCGCTGTCCGAGGTCGCCGCCGGCAGCGGCACGCAGTTCGACAGCAAGACCATCTGGCACTTCACGACCACGGTGGAAGGGTGGGGCAGCAACGGGGGAGCGCCGACTCTCAACGATGGCTGGCTCCGCCCGACCAACAACAGCGCATCGTACGCACAGTCGCCTGCTGCCTTGGGGATCGACGGCAACGCCTATCGCTTCATCAAGCTGCGTATGCGCAGGACCGGCAATCCGGTGTGGCTTGGACTGGTCCGCTGGACGACTGAGGCTGATCAGGCTTGGAACGACGGGAAGTCGACAACGATCGCGCCGCCGGCGTTCGATGCCGCCGGCGTAGCCACCGTGGACATCAGTGATATTCCATGGTCTGGCCCGTCGCCGATACGGCAGGTGCGTATCGCGCTCACCCGTGGCCAGACCGTCAACGACTATGTCGAGTACGACTACATCGCCATCGGCCGGCCGGCCCCAGGCGCCAGCGTGGCGCTGGTTCAGGAGGAACGCCAAGCCCGAGTGACGGCGCTTGCAGCTGAAGCCAGCGAGCGCAACACGCTCGCCGTGCAGATGCGCGGCAATTACACCGGCAGCGATCTGAGTCAGGCGCAGGGTTTCGTGGGGGATGAGCGTACCGCGCGTGTGGCGGCCGACAGTTCGCAGGTTCAACGCATCACGACGATGGAAGCCCGCATGCCTGCCGGCAGCGGCGGCCTCGCCACGATCGCATCGGTGACGAGCCTGCAGGATGCGATGGTCGCTGCGGATGCAGCGAACGCGCAGTCGATTAACGCAATCAATGCATCCCTGCCCGCGCTCATGACCCAAGGGAGCAACCTGATTCTCAACGGGAGCTGGGAAAGCGGCGACGACGTGGGCTGGACCTACGGTGGGGCAAACCAGTCGATCGTGAGCGAGGGTCGGTCTGGACGATGCTGGAAAACCGTTGGTGCGCCGACAAGCCGTACCGCGCGGGCAATGGGCGACTCGCCGATGCCCGTTTTGCTTGGCAAGAAGTATCGTGTCAGCGCGTACTACCGTACAGACCCCGAATACAACGGCAGCTCCGGCAACGGCAAAGTTCGTGTCGCGAACCAAGATAACGGCCTGATTGCAAGCCTTGCTTTCGTTGCTGGCCGTGCTGAATGGACCCGCGTTGAAACCGTGGTCAACGTGACCAGCATCAGTGGCATTCGCATCGCCATCACAGCCGACAATACCGCCGGCACATTGTGGGTGGATGACGTTGCCCTTGAGGAGGTGACCGACGTACTGGCAAATGCCGATGGCCTGTCAGCACTTACGACCAGGGTCACCAGTGTCGAAGGCACGCAGTCTGCGCAGGCCACCCTGATTAACCAGGTGCAGACCGGCCTGGGCACGACCAACGGAAATGTGACCGCTGCCCAGCAGGCCGCGCAAGCTGCTGCAGACCTGGCCGGCAGCAAGGGCAAGGTGATCTATCAGAACGCTACCCCGTCGGTGGCAGATCGCCAACCTCAAAACCTGTGGATCGACACCACGGGGAACTCCAATACGCCGAAGCGTTGGAACGGCAGCGCTTGGGCTTCTGCCACAGACAAGGTGGCCACCGATGCAGCCGCGGCTGCATCGGCCGCACAGCAGACTGCCAACGCCGCCCAGCAGCAAGCCTCCGCGACCGCCGGCGCGCTTTCGACGTTGGACACGAAGGTTACGCAGCAGGGGAACACGATCAATGCACAGGGCCAAGCGATCACCGCCGTTAACCTACGTGCAGACGGCCTGCAGGCCGGACTGAACAGCATTGGTGGTGACAATCTGTTAGGCAACAGCGGCTTTGAGCAGAATGGCGCCGGCTGGATTGCGAATAGCATCAGCCCCGGGGCGGCAACCATCGCACGCACGTTTGTCGATTCAACCCTGGCAGGAAGCACCAAGGCCGCGCGCTGGGATATTGCCAACCTGATCCCTGGTAGCTCCTACGAATACGTTAGCGGCAGCAGCATCCAAACGATGAAAGTAGAGCCGAGGAAGCAACACACCATCTCGGTCTATGTTCGGGGCAACTACTCAGCCCGTGTCTTCCTGCAGTTCCGGTGGCATGATTCCACGGGTGCCGTCATTACCTACAGCGGTACGCCAGCATCAGCCGACCGTGTGACCGAAGCGGATTGGGCGCGCCACCAATGGACCGCGGTTGCCCCTGCCAACGCAGCGACTTGCAACCTTTATATCCGCGTTTACGGCGCTAATGCGCCTGACCAATGGGTGGAATGGGACAACGCGCAGGTGCAGGTTGGTTCCATTGCAACTGGGTACGTGCCCAGTGCAATGGAGGCAGCGGCAACCTTGGCGGGGAACGTTGCGGTAGCGAACACACTCACCGGCAAGGTGACAACGCTGGAGGGCACGACGACTGTTCAGGGTCAAGCGATTACCACGGTGAGCGCAGGGCTTGCGCAGGCGAACAGGTCAGGCAGCAACATGGTGGTTGACGGCAGCTTTGAGGGCCGCGCCTCCGGCACTGCGCTGGCTGCCTGGGCGGTAGTCGGCCCAGGAGGGCGCACAGGCACCAACGCTCTGGCGGTGAGCGGTGATGGCGTGGCGCGCAGCACCGTTATTCAAACCTTCGACGTGACACCTGGCCGTACGTACTACGCGGAGGCTTGGGTCAAGCGCGTGGGTAGCGCAACGGGCGGCACCATCCAGCTGCGTGGCAACCTGTCCCTCAATGGGGCTTCGGCCACCTACCCGTACTTCCAGCAGCTCAACGTTTCGCAGTTGAACACTGAGGACTGGGTAAAGATCAGCGGCAAGCTGACCATTCCGGAAGGGAAGAACCAGCTGCACTTCCAGGAATATCACACTGGCAATCTGGTTTCTGGTCAGCAAATCCTATGGGATGACTTTGTGCTGCTGGATGTGACCGAGGCGGCAGCGGCCCAAGGCGTCGCTGACGCGGCGGCTACCGGGCTCAGCGCGCTGACCACGACCGTAACCCAGCAGGGTGGGCAGATCACTGCACTCGGACAGCAGGTCAACCAAGTCGGTGCCAGCGTTGCGGGCAAAGCTGACACTCAGGTGGTGCAGACACTCACGGCCATGGTGAAAGACACCATGAGCGGTGGCGGCAACCTGCTCTCAAATACGCTGTTCAAGGACGGGAGCCGCGGTTGGGGATGGTGGAACTCTGATAACGGCGTTTGGAATGGACTGGGCCTGGTCGCAGGGCCGGAGTGGGCTCCGCCTGGTCTGGCTCATTTCGGTGGCTTTGCCCCATCGAATCTCGCCCTGAACTCTCAGTTCTGGGCCGGGGACGAACAGCCTGTGCCTGTCGTGGCTGGGAAGCGCTACTGCTTCTCCGCCTACATCAACTGCCACCGGGTGGGCTTGGCTCTGCTGATTTCCTTCAGGGATGCCAACGGCAACACTGTTGGCGAGCAGTATTCCGGCCCAGCGGACGCCACGAACGTACGCCCGCCCATCACGCTGGAAAGGCTGAAGCGCTTGAGCGCGTCCATGGTTGCGCCGGCCAGCGCTGTCTATGCGCGGGTCGGGTACTACCTCAGGGGCCTGGGCCTCAGCAACAACGAGGGCAACTACTTCTGGATCTTCCAGCCGATGCTGGAAGAGATGCGCGAGGGGCAAACCGGCCCGTCTCCGTACTCAGCGGGCGGCGGCGAGACTCTGGCAGGCTACAGCCTCTACGTCACCGCCGATGGGTTGACCGGCGGGATGGTCACGAAGAACGACGGCAAAGTCGTCGACATGAAGATCTTGGCCAACGTCCTCCAGATCCTCAGCCCGAACCAGCCGGAAGGCATCGAGATGCGCGATGGCTACATCCGCGTGTGGAAGGGGAACTCGCAGCGGATCATCGGCACCGGCTTTGGCGGCGGTGACCTGATGGACTACTTCGGGCCGAACGTGGGTGCCGGCGCCGCCAACAAGCTGAATGCCACGATGTGGATGGATGTAAACGGCAACGCCTACTGGGGCGGTTCGCTGTCGGCAGGTATCTGGAAGAACGCCAATCGCACCAGCAGCACCGCTGCAAATCCGTACGTCGAGGTCGGTCCTTTCGCGGCGCACGGTAAACAGCGGGTGGTGGTGGCATCGTTCAGCACGTTCTCTCCGACCTACACCACCTGGTATGACGGAAGATCCTCGAGCAACGAGCCGCCGCCGCCAGCAATCGCGTCCAACACCGTTCTACGTCTGCGTCGAAACGTGGGTGCTGGTCTGGAGTTGGTTTCCCAGCAAGCTTTCCCCGCGTCCGCCGTATTGGTCAACCTCACCTATCACGATCGAGACGCTGGTATCCGGGAATTGCCCAACGGTGGGTGGCAGCAGGAGTACTACTTCGCCTGCAGCGGTTCCTTCACCGCTACCGAGCCGGGATCTACCTTCCAGAACTTCATCTACGAGGGCGCGATCACCACGCAGGCGATCCCGCAGATCGTGAGCCAGACCATCGCAGTGGTCAGTACCGAAGAGCCATAGGCGGCACCGCTGCCTCGTACCAATCGCTGACGCGGCGGCCAGCGTTCCTAGCCGCCGCACTACCAGGAGAGAACTATGAAATTTCGTGCAAAGCTGCAGATGGAAATGAAGACGGCAGACCAGCGCGGCGTCGTCACGCTGAGCTTCGTTCCGCTCGATGCGGGTGTGCCGCAGATGACGTTGTCGGTGTCGCCAGCGGCTGCGGCCGGCATGGAGGTCGGTCGGATCTACAGCTTCACCGCGGAGGTCGAGCCCGAAGACGAGGTCGCCTGACGCGTCAGGCAACCTGGTCCAACAGGGCCGGTTGGTTGTTGCGCGGCGTGTTCACAGCGCGGCTGACGCGATAGGCCTCCATCGCCGGCGGCTCGCTGGCCAGCAGCATCGCCATCGCGTCGTCGGGCTCGGCGGCCAGCCACTCATCGGCTTGGTCGGCCGTCAGCCAAACCGGCATGCGGTCGTGGATATCGGCAGACACACCACTGCTGTCGCCGGTGATCACGGTGAAGGTGCCCAGGTTGTCCGGGTCGAGCAGAGGGCTGGTGTCTTCCCACAGGCCGGCCGCCAGCAGCGGCCCGGCCGCGTGGATAAACCACGGATCCTTCTTGCCGTCCTCGGCGTTGACCGACCACTCGTAGTATCCCGCCATGGGGATCAGGCACCGTCGCTTCTTGAACGCTGACCGGAAGGCCGGCTTGGTGGCCACCGTCTCGATGCGGGCATTGATGGTCGAGCCCTGCAGCTTCTTCGCCTTGGCCCAGAACGGCAGCAGGCCCCAGGACAGACGGGTGACCTGCAGGCCGGTGCCGCGATCGAGGATCACGGAGGCGCGCTGCGTCGGCGCCAGGTTGTAGCTCTCCGGGATCGACAGCAGGTCGCCGACCAGCTGGGGGAAGCCCAAGGTGTCAGCGTTTCGGACTGGGGTCTGGACGAATCGGCCGCACATGGCAGATGATCCTATGGCGAGCCGCGTGAGCAATGCGCTCACGGCAGGGGTCGCCGACGAACAGGAGAGGCCCGTGGGCGTCATTGATTCGACTGATTATCTAGTGACTTGTCTCGTCTGTAAGGCTGAGGACACCCCTCGAGCAGTTGAGCGCGGATCCGGATACGGCGGAGGCAGCTGGAGCGTCCCCGATTCGGACAAGTTTGACCTCAAGTTTAAGCAGTCCTACGGGGAATCTGTGATCGAATCCGCGACCTGCCAGGCATGCGGCAGTGAAGCAACCGTCAAGATTACCCGGACCGGTTGACCACCTGAGGGATAGGTGTGAAGCAATCAAGTTCAGGCATCTTTGCGTTGCCTGACGCACCGTCGCGGAATCTGAGACCCCGGCCCGTATCCTGCGCGCATGCTCCCTCCCGACTTCCGATGGCGCTCGGTAGCCAGCCGTGCCGATCAGCTTCCCGATGCCATCTATTGCGGCATGACGGAGGTGTTGCGCCTATCGCAGCGCGTGGACGATAACGTCTGGTGGGTCGAGGTGGACCGTCATCTTGACGACCAGCACCGCGGCCGCAGGATCTGCACCAGCTACGAACAGGGTGTGATCGGGTCTGAGCTGTGGGCGGTCAGGCATCAGCAGCGGCTTCGCTTGGAGATCGATCAGCGTGAAGTGGCCCGCGCTGCCCAGCGAAAGAACCATACCTGGTAGGCAGTCAGCCGGCGTTGCCTCCGTATCGGCGCGTGCGACCGCCGGCGGCGACAGTAGCTGCATGGATCAGAAGAGCATCGGTAAGGCGCGCTGGGCGCGCGCGAGGGCGGCTTCGCTTTGGCAGCAGGCCGACGACCTGGACAGGAATCACAGCGGCGACTGGCGGGCGAGGGCGACTCGCCGGCGCGGCGCTGATCGGCTACGCGCCGAGGCCTCGCGGTTCGACGGTATCGCCAACCGGCTGCAGCCCGTCGATGACGATTGGGCCGCCTGATCGCTACCCCGGGCTGGCGCAGGGGCAGGGAAAGCCGCCGCTATCATCCGAAACCCTTGTGTGAAACAACGTACTGTTCGCTGTAGATGCATCGATATGCCACGTGCAGCCGCACTCGCTCGTAGTTGAGCCTTATGCGGTTTCGATGATCATCTGAGAGTGGTACGTCTGAATAGACGATGCGAACCGTGCCACCTGCTGCGATCACCGACCCGTTCAGGAGGCCACGGACGCGCAAGTGGGGCGGGTTCGGGTCTCCGAAAAGCAGCTCAGACATCAGGGCATTGATTCCGTCTCCCGAAAGCAGATCGATCTCCACACCATCCACTGTCGCGGTGAAGCGTTCAATGAATGCAGGTCCGATGCCTGGATTGCCAATGCCAAGGATCTCATCCACGCACCCCACCTCGATATCCAGAATTGGCCTTGAGCTGAGGCGGAAGTGCTTCCGTTGTAGGCAGCCGAAGTAGAAGGACGTTCCTAAGGCAAGTAAAGCGATGATCGTGCTGCACACGGCAACAATGGTCTGCGGGCTAGATGCCTGGGTTACGGCGGCAAAGATCATGGGATCACCAGGCCGGGCAGGGAGATTGCATTCAATTATTCCACGACGATGTAGTTGCGAGGCGAGTTGGTCCACCGCCGCAGCGTCCGTGCAAATTCCGTGCAACACGCAAAAAGAAAAAGGCCCGCATCTCTGCGAGCCTTTAAAAGTGGTGGCCCGGGGACGGAATCGAACCGCCGACACGGGGATTTTCAATCCTATCGGCGCGCTGCCAGTCGATGTGGTAACTCATGAATCTCTTTTTCGGGGTTTTTCGGAGCGGGTGCAATAGGAAGGCTTCGCCTGAAAATCTAGAAATTAAAAGGGGGTATAGGTTTTCGACATTGTCATGCATCAATTTTTTTGCTCATCATGTAATTGATGAAGGCACTACAGGCCACCAGCATAAACCTGGCATCATTAGCGGTGAGCTGCGATTCATCCATAAGAGCGTGTCGGATTCCGTCGGCATCGGAAGTGTATCCGTAGAGGCTGGTAAGCCCCCTCTTTAGTGCATGATGCATATGCCCACTTTTTTCAATTTCCGTGAGGGCGTTGCCTAGAGTTGCGCTGGGATTTCCTGTGATGTCTCTGGCCATAGCCTCAACCGCGGAGATCGATTCTTTTATGGAATTCCGGTAGTCCGGAGATGATCGGCTTGACAGCATTTCAAGCGCTAGTTGCAAGTGAACGCGGGTGCTTTTTAGAGTTTCCTGGCCGTTAAGAGCTAATTCTATGCTCTCAATTTCTAGTTGGTTAGTAATTGGAGAGAAGTTGCCGCCGATGAATCGATATCCGGATAATTCCCTTTCCAGTACCGGATTCAGTTCGATCCCCAGCCGATGTCCCAGGTGTGATGGAAGGTGCTCCACAGCAAACTCAAGAAGATCATAGACTTCGTACCACTCGCCACTGTCAATGATGTCTCGAGGAATACTCAAGGCTTCGTTGTAGAGAGAGGGCATTTTATCAATGGGTCTTTTGAGAAAGTTCCCCCACAGGTTGGCGATGAAATCCTTAAGCAGCGATCCTGAAAGGAAGATGGTCTGAGATCTCGCTCGCTCCGTCACTTCCTTATGGAATACATTGAGCAGACCCACCCGCAGGGCACGATCCATCGAATCGAGCTGAATTTCAACTCGAACGGGTACGTATCCCATTCGTTGTGAGAAACGCATAAATCGTCCTTGGTCTGCGGATTTGCAGCGTGGTGGACGGATTGTATGCAGATGGGAGGCGTAGCGGAAGGAGGACCGCAAACCCTCTCATCCTCAATGGCACAAACGATCACGTCCTGCGCCCCTCCCGCATTTTGCTGCCAGTCTGTGTAACGCCAACGGGCGACCTCAAACGGTCCAGATAGTCAGCCCATTCCTGCATCATGCGCACGCGCTCGGCCATATGGGTCGTGCGGTTGTAGGCTCGGCCGTTCGGGTCGCGCACGGCGTGCGCCAGCTGGTGCTCGATGATATCGGGGCGGAATCCCAGCACCTCGTCCAAGATCGTGCGCGCGGTGGCTCGGAACCCGTGGCCGGTCATCTGATCGCTCTCAAAGCCCATCCGCCGGAGCGCAGTGTTCACTGTGTTTTCGCTCAACGGCCTCTGCACGCTGTTGCGGCCAGAGAACACGTACCTGCCCCGGTTGGTCAGCGGGTGGATCTCCCTCAGTATGTCCAGGGCCTGCCGCGACAGCGGCACCAGGTGCTCGGCGCGCATCTTCATCCTGTCGGCCGGGATGAGCCACACGCCAGCGTCCAAGTCGAATTCGGTCCACTCGGCCTGGCGCAGCTCTCCCGGCCTCACGAACACCAGCGGGGCGAGGGCGAGCGCCCAGCGCGTGACTGGCCTGCCCTGATAGGCGTGGATAGCGCGCAACAGCGGTGCCAGCTCCTTCGGCTCGGCCAAGGCGGCGTAGTGGCGCTTCGGCTTTGGCTGCAACGCACCGCGTAGGTCGGCGACCGGGTTGCGCTTGGCCAGGCCCGAGGCGATGGCATAGCGCATGATCTGCCCGCAGTTCTGTATCACCCGATGGCCGGACTCGATGGCGCCGCGCCGCTCCATGCGTCGCGCGATCGACAGGAAATCCGGCGCCTCAAGTTCGGCAGCCTGCCGGGAGCCAATCCACGGGAACACGTCGTTCTCCATCCACGCTTCGACCTTGATGCGGTACGACGGCGCCCAAAGCCGGCCCTTCATCCACTCCCGTCCGATTGACTCGAACGTCAGCGCGTCCAGTCCGGCCTTCGCCGCAGCGGCGTCCTTCTTCTGCTGGCTTGGGTCCGTACCTTGCGCGAGCAGACGGCGTGCGTCTTCCCGCCGGTTGCGTGCCAAGGCGAGCGTGACCTCCGGATACACGCCGAGCGCCAGGCGCTTCTCCTTGCCCCCGAAGCGGTACTTCAGCCGCCACCACCGGCCACCTGCCGGTGATATCTCCAGATAGAGACCACCGCCGTCGAAGAGCTTCTGGGTTTTGCCGCTCGGCTTGGCGCGCCGAATAGCGAGATCGGAGAGTGGGGGCAT